CGTGATCGACTCGGCGCCCGTGAACTGCAGCTGCTCGATGAGGTACTCGTGCGTCTGCTGGGCGAAGCGGCGGCGCTCCTCCGTGTCCAGGTAGATGTAGTCGATGTACAGCGACGCGGCCGTCAGGGACTGGATCGCCGTGGGGGCAGCCGCCGACGACGAGAGCTCATAGTAGCAGCAGTTGATCCACTGCTCGAACTCCACGTTGATGCGCACCTCGTGGTACTGGAGGGCGATCAGCGGGATCGCGAGGCCCGGGTTGCGGCAGAACCAGAACTGCAGCGGGATGTACAGCGTACGCGCCGGGGTACCCGCGCGGGGGGCGCACGAGTTCGTCAGCTCAGAACCAGCGCAGGAGACATCCAGCTGGTAGCCACGACGGTCCTTCATCAGCACGAGGTCGTGCGTGTTGCCAACCATCTCGTCGAGCGCCGTGACCGTGCCCAGATCCTGCGTCAGCTGCGTCCAGATCTGCATCCAGTCGCCATACTGGCGGTCGATGCGCTGACCGCCAATCTCGAGCTCAACCGTCTTGATCATGCGGTGGCCAATGTAGTTGAGCCAGCGGAAACGGTTGATCTGGGGGTTGTTACCCGCTCCCACGGTGGCACCCACGTTGGCCGCACCGTCAATCTGCACCGCCGGGAGAACCACCTGGATGTACGTGCGGAACATCAGATCGGCGTTACGGTTGATGATCGCCGTCACACGCTTGTTGAAGTCGGCCTGGCCGTTGAACGTCACCTCAATGGACTCCATCGCGAAGTTCGTGTGACGCTTGAACAGCACCTTCCAGAACGTGATCTGGGGGTTGCCGGAGATGTAGATGTCCTGCGCACCGTAGCTGACGAGCTGAAGAAGACCACCACCCATGTTGCTTGTATGATACTCAGCAACATTTTTTCTTCGGCAAGAATCTACACACACGACGACGACCTTAAAAAATGCGCATCTACGCGGTGAACTGCGACGCCGGGCGCGGTGAACGTCTCAAGGCTGCCGCAGCTCCGCTGAACCTCGACATTGAGCTGGTCCAGTCTCCACTCAAGGATGATCCGGAGGTGGTGCGCCGTGGAGCCACCTGTTTCGCACGAGACACATCCTACCCCACCGGATTCGCAGCAACACTGGGACATATTCGGTGCATGCAGCGCCTGGTGGATTCCGGGGAGCCTCTTGGAATCATCATTGAAGACGATGTGAGGTTTCACAAAGCCTTCAACGAGGTTGTTGATGCACTGATTCCGCATATGATGGAGGGAAATACAGATATCCTGTCCTTGGGGTACATCAATATTCCAGGAGGTCAGCATTACTACACCAACGGCCACATTCTGATTCGTAATGTAGGTGTATCCAATCCATGGGGCGCACAGTGCTATATGATTACCCGTGAATGGGCAGCCAAGTTCTGCAAGATGTTTGAGGTAGACGATGTATCGGGACCGTATCAGTCACACTTTATCACCGACTGGGTTATGTTCGATCCGATTCTCGGGGTTCGTCGGGATACGCTCATGTGGCCGATCGCAGTGGAAGGTCCCGATGAGCAGTCGATCGCTGCATTCAACACTGGGAAGCCTGATCTCTTCCTCACAGTCCCCCGTGAATACTTCTACCTGTAGACGTGACAGTGCCTACATTGCGGGGTATACAGGTCAGATCCGCCGATGGCGATTTGTCCAAACCCAGGTTGAAGCCGTCGCGTAAAGTGTGCAGCCCTACCGCAGATGCACAAGCTAGACAACTGTGTGATCTTGTCCGCTAACGGAATCACGTTCAAGAACTCACCAAACGGACGACGGTCAGAATCGCCGCTCAGACCAATCAGAAACACGTCCTTGTGAAGCGTATCGACCACGAACTCTACGAACGGCACGAGACCCGCGAAAAACTGTGCCTCGTCGACAATGATCACCGAGTAAGGTGCCAAAAAATCCGCAGTCATTCCATTCAACGAGTCGGTTGTATAGCATGGAAGTGAATCGCCATCATGCGTTACGATCTCATTGAGTGCTTGAAACCGCGTGTCGATTTGCGGCTTGACGACAAACACCTTCATTTCCAGGGCAGTGTACTTTCGTACGAGGCTTAGCGCGTAGGACGTCTTTCCTGCAAACATCGGGCCGAGTACGACTTCGAGAGACATACGAATTACATGGTAGCAATATGAAAACACCAATGGATCAGGATCAGCTGACAGCCGCCATCGTCGCAGGAATCGTCGTCATCAGCTCGTGTATTGGGATGACATTAAGTTTATGCGGATGCTGCCGTCGTCGTCCGGGGTTGTACGACCTTCAGGAAGAGAACCCTGTATAGTCATGTTCGAGGACTGCAAAGTTGAGCTTCTGGAAACGTTTGGCAATGATTTGACGGTAGTGAACGCAGCCCGCGTGTCAGGTTAGCGAACTCGTGCGTGGCGCGTTCCCCGTGTCTTGGTCCGCTTTGACCGCCTAGTCTTGCGATAACGGCCGCCCGCTTGAAGTGTACGTATCGCTTCAAACATTTCGGCTGGAGTCGCAGTTTTAAGATTAAGAGTTGAAACCTTCTCTATCATTCGAATTGCCCAAGACGCACACTGACCCTCACCCGCATCTTTCTTCCCTAGGTTGTAGTATACGAGTTTCTGACCAGCCATAGGCGCAGAAAGCTTAAGGGTTTCTAATCCGAACAGTACCCGAAGGTATCTTGTGATGCTTTCTCGCCAATCACGGGTGAGGCCCCACGTACCCCCGCCAATGTTGTCACGATTGCGAAAGACATCCGTATTATATGGCTCAAGTAAGATCAGTTCATACCCTGCTGGGGTCCTACGCATAATATATGAAATTAGGTGGCAGACCAAACGTGCTTGGTTATCTTTGTCGTTAAAACACAATTTAAGTATACCCACAATTGGGTTCGAATCGGGATTGGCCTGTAATTGTGCGAGGGGGGTGTCGGGGCCGTCGACCTTTATGTTTCTGGCAATCCAGTCACGCCTCTTTTGGAAATCAAAAATAACATCGGCACCGGTATCCACCCCAGGTGCATCCTCCTTCATATCGAAGTATGAAACATGTCTACCACGGAGTTTGTCCTCAAGAGCCCCACGCAAATTGAATGCACTTGGACACCCCATGTGCACCCGAGTTGCATACTTTTTTCCGAAAAGGTCGCGTAGTGGATTAGTCCTCGACGGTCGCTCATCGGACTTGAGTCCCGGTGGACCTGGTCGCGGCGGCGGTGATCCCAACCAGCCCGTCCGTAAAGAAGCCGACATCCTCGATTACAATTCAGCAACACTTTACTCCATAACCATGTGAGGCACAATGTGCATGGCCTCCAGCTCCTGCATCCAGAGCTTCATCGCGTACGGGATGGTCTTCTGAACGAAGTCCGTCTTGTTGCCGCAGGATCCACACGAGTACAGCCCCTCCTGTGGATTGACAATGGCCAGTGTCCCGCAGGTCTTGCAGATCCCCGTCGAGAAGGGATCGGACACATCCATCAGACGCTCCTTGGTGAAGGCCGACGCACCGTGGGAGATCATGCAATCACGCTCCATCTCACCCACACGCAGACCACCATCACGAGATCGTCCCTCACACGGCTGACGTGTCAGGCTGACAATCGGACCACGTGCACGAGAGTGGGACTTGTCAATGACCATGTGCTTCAACCGCTGGTAGAAGGTGGGGCCCATGAAGATTTCAGCCTGCATCATCTCACCGGTCTGTCCATTGTACAGGATCTCGTTGCCGTACGGATGCATTCCCAGCTCCAGCATCTGTTCGCGCAGCTCCTCGACCTTGAGGTGCGAATACGGCGTCCCGTCACCCAGCGTTCCTTTCTGAACACACACCTTTCCAAAGATACACTCCATCAGCTGCGCAATGGTCATACGACTCGGCACAGCGTGTGGATTCATAATCAAGTCAGGGCGGAGACCTGAGCCCGTGAATGGCATATCCTGCTCGTCCAACAACATTCCCACCGTTCCCTTCTGGCCGTGCCGCGAGCTGAACTTGTCACCAATCTGCGGAACACGCTCCGACACCACGCGAACCTTGACGAACGGGTATCCATCCGAGTTCTTGTCCTGCCACACACCGTCAATGCGCCCCGGCTCGGCGTTCTTGTGTGTGGTCGATGCATCTCGGAATGCATATCCCGCCGTATCATGACGCAGATTGACAACCTTTCCGATCACGACGTCGTTCTCGTTGATGTGAGCATTCAGCAGCGGAATCCCGTTCTCACCAATCGCCGAATAACTCGTGTTCTTGAACTTGCGGGTGTTGTGCTTGTGAGGCCGCATGAACTTCTCCTCTCGTCCAGAAGTCACGTTGCGATGCTCCTCGTCCTTGTACATCGTGTAGTAGAGGCCGCGGAACAGGCCGCGATTTACGGCTGACCGATTCATGATGATCGAGTCCTCCTGGTTGTAGCCACCGTAACAGGCAATGGCCACAATCGCATTCATTCCGAACGGCATCTCCTGCATCTTCAGAATGTTCATCGACCGCGTCTCCACGATCGGGCGGCTGATCGAGCAGAGAACATACGCGTTCTTATCCAGGCGCTTTGCGAAGTTGGTCGCGTAGACACACATCGACTGCTTCCCCATAGCCGATTGGTATGTGTTTCGGGGCGACTGATTGTGATCCGACAGCGGAATTGTACCCGCCATATGCCCCACCAGCATCGAGGGGTGAATCTCGTAGTGAGAATGCGTCGTCACGTCCTTCTTGGTCAACGCAATGCGCAGAGTCTCCGTCTCAGACGCATCAATGTACTCCACGCAGCACCGCAGCCATGCATTCCAATCCTTCCGATCCTCGCCAACCGGCTCCTCGGCTCCAACCCTGAACACCGGACGCACGGCACGGCCACCATCGGTCTCAATCAGGATCGAGTTCAGCAGAGTGTACCAGGCCACCGACGTGTGCGGGTGGAGACGCAGAGTCCGCTTGGCCTTGCGCAGCGACGTCACCACTGTCAGCGGATCTGTGGTGTAGCCAACCAGAACACCATTCACCGTGATGGACGTACCCTCGTAGACCTTCGGCACAGTAATCCAGGTCACGTTCGCATCCTCCAGGAAGTGGAGGATCGTGGACGACGGCACGTGCTGCGAGATCGAGGTCAGGAGTGACATTGTCTTCACAATACCCACTGAATGGCCCTCCGGAGTCTCCACTGGGCACATGAATCCCCACGAAGTACCATGCAGCTTACGAGGCGCCAGGAGCTTACCCGACTTCTCCACTGGAGTCTGGATGCGGCGAATGTGGCTGAGCGTGGCTGCATAGGACATCCGCGCCAGAACCTGCGACACGCCCACCTTGGTCGCATTCGACAGCGATGTGGAACTGTTCGTGCCCATACCCTGCACTGTGAAGTTGCCGGTAGCCAGTGCCTGTTTCATCTTTCCCTCGATGGTTGAGACCTTGAGGATCTTGTACAGGTTATTGATGTTCAGAATCTCCAGCGGCTGACCTGCCTTCTTCCAGGTGTCATTGTTCACCTCCTGCACGAACTCATTGCGCGTATCGTTGCACACCTTCTGGAAGAGCTGACGGAACAGATGAGTCAGCAGGGCACCCGTCGTGACCACGCGCTTGTTCGGGTACGCATCGCGATCATCCAGCGGGATCTTCTTACAGTACGTCAGCAGCAGCCGACGGATCATTGAGCCCATCAGCATTGTGCGACGGGCATTCAGAACCACCGGTGTCGTGGTCTCTCCGGCAAACCGAACATGAGGCAGAAGCTCCGTCGTCAGCAGGTGCTGGACGTAAGCACACTTGTCCTCCTGGTTCGTACCGTACTGGAGATGGCTGGTCAGATACCGGACCGCATCATCCTGAGTATAGATGCCCATCTCCAGCGTGTCGCGGAAGGATGCACCCAACAGCTCGACGTGCGAATCCTTCTCGTCTCCCCAGATGATTCGGGCCACCGTGCGGTCATCCACGACACCGAGTGCACGGAAGTACACCATGACCGGAATGTCCTCACGGAAGCGAGGAACACAGGCCACCATCGGGTACCCGAAGCCATTGAACTTGGAGCTTAGCCTAATCTCCAGCTTCTTTGGCGGAGTCGTGAAGGACTCGTGCAGAGACTTCATCTCCACCGAGTACAGGTACTTGGAGGAGGTCTTCTTGTTCTGGAAGATCATGATGCGATTATCTGCCACCTTCTCCTGGCACAGAATCGTGCGCTCAGATCCGTGGACAACAAAGTACCCGAGCGGATCGTGTGAACACTCCCCCATGTCCGCTGCAGTGGCCGGGTAATCCTTCAGCAAACACAACGACGATCCCAACATCACCGGAATCTTCCCCAGGCTGATACCCTCGAACACGCGCGACTCCTCGTCAAACGTATCCAGCTTCTCGCCCTTGTATGTCCTGGCTACGAACCGGATATCTGCATGCATCTGGGCCGCGTAGGTGAAGTTGCGAACACGTGCCTCCATGGGCAGCATGGGCTTCACGCGTCCAGTCGCCTCCTGGAGTCGGGGCTTGATGTAGGTGACATTCTCGAAGGTAAGGCGGAACTCGTACTTGTACTTCTTGGTGGCCTCGTCCTGTTCGTGCCACACAGTGATGGGTGCAGTCGACTGGACGATGAGGGGGAGCTTGTTGCGGATGAAGTCCTCGAATGACTCGATCTGATGATCTACGAGACGACGCACACCCTTCGCGAAATAAGCATTGACGGCTTCCCACTCCATGGTATTAGAATGCCCCGGTTAGCCTGTAAATAAGGTTTATCCGTTTTGAGTAAAGGAATGCAGATCAACAAAGTGGGACACGATGCACCTAAAACTCAGAAAAACACAAAGACATTCCCCAAGGGGGTGCTCCGCAAGACAGCCCGTAAGATTGACCCCGTGAAGGATCCCGCGAAGAGCCCACCATTCAAGCCTGGTACGCTTCGGATCCTCACACGAAAGGGTGAGACTCTGAAGCGCAAGAAGATCCAAGGGACATTGAAGAACCTCAGTGACCGCCAAATCCGCGAGAAGCTGCGAAAGTCAAATTTAGCTGTCAGTGACAAGGCTCCCCGTGATCTGATCATGGGTATTCTCGAAGGCGGTACGGAGGCAGGAATGATTTCATAGGTATTTACTAATGACCGCTATATGGGGGCCACTTGGATGGATGGCGCTACATTCTGCGGCCTCGTTATACCCAGACACACCGACAGAAGCTGAGCGGCAGCTGATGACAAAATGGTTAGACCTGTTCAGGGACACAATCACATGCCCGAACTGTCAAGGACACTTCACGGAACTCCTGCAGAATTACCGATCACAGTTTCCGAACATGTTGTATTCGCGCACCAACTTCATGCTCTTCACTCTACGGGCACATAACGCAGTGAATAAACGGCTGAACAAGCCAATTTATCCAACGGTCGAAGCCTGTTTCGAGACGCTACGAAATAATGTGAAGACCAACACGACTCGCCAATACCGTATTTCGTACATCAACCGAGTCACCATGCATTGGCGGGTGTTTCAAGACGCAGCCGGGTTGTCGGCAATGAAGAAGATTCACGAGATGAAGAAAATCGAAGAAGGGTACATGGCTCCTCGCAGCAATGCATTTGAAGTCATGATTCCCGAGGATGTTGTTGTCGTCACCATTGGCGCACCGACAGCAGAAACCCTGCCGAATGGCCTTCCCATTCCTCGCCCCACAGCAGCTGCAGGGTTTGGATCTAGGATGATGATGACGGCCAGTGGACTTCGCTTACGGAGGTAAATGCTCGTGCAGGATCCCATGGCAAGGATACATACGGATCTGTCTCCCAGGTGTACTTCCGCATCCACGGATGACGCGTATCATGTTCCTCGTCGTATAGCTCATCGACAAACTTGACCCTACGCTTCGCCTTGCGCAACGACTCGCATGGCAGAATGAACTGCAATTGATGTCCAACGTGAAACGGTGGAGTCGGATGCTCCCACACAACAGACGTAGGCGGATCAAAATCAGCCAACGTCTGAAGAAGAGGTGCCTCGGAATATGGATAGAACCAGCACCAATCCGGAACATTGGACGTAGTGAAGTACTCCAGTGTCCATGCATAGGTTTTCCAGTAGGCCTCGCAGACTGGTTGCCAGTCAATCACTCCGTCCATGAGCAGCCCAACTCGCGATTCGAGTCCAAGACCGTCGGGAGCCACAATGTGGGCATCGTGTGGTTTGCGGCGCTCAATCAGGACCTTGGTTTCCATCTTCTCCGGATCCTTCATGCGCAATGCACGTCCATGTCCATCCTCGCGTAACGAAAACATGGAGACAGCAGGCATGAAGTCGTTACCAAAGTACCGAATGCACATCTTCACATAGTCGTCTACGGGGAGAGGCAGAACAGACGCCAAGGCGGAAACCGAAAAGGCATCCTCGTCTCGAAGAAGGAACAGATTGCCGAGTCTATGTTGTGCCAGAGAGATGAGCACGAGATCAGCGTCCAGGCCGTATATTGCAACAGTGGTTCGCTGCGATGCGTCAATTGATCGCAGCCATCGAAAAATCTTATGTTCCCCTTCGCCATGCTCGTCTGTTCCTGATATCACCGCCTGTGGGAAAGCCGTTCGCAGCTCCTTCACCAGCTCCCGCATGTACGGCGTTTCTGGAGACAGCTGATTCTTCTCGACATTCTCTGGCCGCTTGAAACGACGGTAGCGCTGCTGCACTATCTTTGCATACGGCACCAGCCCATCGAATGCGATATACACTGTCTTGACCCGCATCCTCTCCAGGTACACGCGGAGCTCGGAGATCACGCTTCCGATCGGGTCCTCTTCCTTGATAGCTTTATGTAAGAAACAGTTGAAGTCCATGCAGAGCACATCGGCTTCAAACGTTTCATAGCGCTTCTGGATATGCTTATGCGTCCTCAAGAGGGACGCTACGTAATACGGGATACCCATTAAGTAACTAAGGTAGCTGAGGTGAAGACGGCTTACCAGCAGCGCCACTTCGTCTTCGCCGCGTCGGCCAGAACAGCCTCCATGGTCTTGACCATGATCTCCGGCTGCTTGGACAGGGCAGACGCTACGGCATCTTCGAGCTTCTTCTCGGCTGCATGGGCCTTCGCAGTGGCCTGGAGAGCCACGACAGCCGTCTCGACAACGTGAGGGAGCATAGTGTTCACGAACACCGTCGCCGCACCCTTCTCGTCGTCCGACATCTTGGAGCTGCCGATCACGTGGAGGAGGCCGCCCTGGAGAAGGAGGATCCGCTCCTCGGCGGTCATCTTATCAAGGGCCTGGAGGTGGGACGCGACCTTCACGACACCCGGTACCGGGTTCTTCCAATCAATCGAATCGAACAGACCAGTCGGGGTCGGGGCCGTCGGAGGCACAGCCTCTACAGGTGCAGGAACAGACGCAGTCTCAGACATTTATTGTGTTCGCGGGAGATTCATCTAAGCTCTACCAACGCATAACCGGGCGGCGGCGACGCGTACGACCACCCTTCGGCTGAGCAGCAGGGGCCAGAGATGGCGGCGCGGCGGGGGCAGGCATCATCGGCTCCGCCTGAGCGGGAAGCGGGTTCATCTGCACCTTGGGACCCTTTGCCTTCTCAAGCTCCTTC